CCTGGCCCTTCAGCGTTGGAAACAGCCATGAAGGACAAGATCTCGCTTGAATTACCTGTAGTACCGGTATCCTCGGAAGAACTGATTGCTGGTGAAGCAACCTCTCAACATGACCAAGCTATCGAACTGACGCGCGAAATTGTAGGAATCAATTCTTCCCATACGACTTCCCAAATTTCATCTCCCTCAGGATTGGTAGAAGCTATCGATTTGTCCGTTATTCGTGGTATTCCATTTAATAGTGCCGACTATATCCCCGGCATAAAATTACCTGATTATGTAAATCGGTGGCAGTTGATTCCTGCCACTGGAACGTCTGAAAATTTGTATATTCCTAGTTTTAATGATAGAATTAAGTATTTTCAACAACTTTTCACTTTCTACCACGCTTGTGTGATTTGGAAACTTGTTTCTAAACCACCTCTTTTTCAATCTCAACGATTCTGGGTCGGATTTAATCCTTCTGTGAATGGTAATTATTCTACGGTTGTCAATGATAACGATCTTGCCGGCTTTGAGTGGAACCCTTCCGAGAATAATGAGATCTATGTAGTTACACCATGGTCATCGATTAACTACATGGATCCCTTTTCCTCGAACGTGTTGGGACAACTATTGATCACGGACCGTACCGATTTAGTGACTGAAGAAGGATTACCTTCTCCTTTACCTATTTCAGTGTATTGCGCTCCGTGTAAAATGGATCTCTTCCTCCCGAAGCCCGTGACCTTCATTCCTCCTGTATCCGGTGAATATTACTCTACCACAATTTCAGTGGGAACCATTCCTATTCCAATAACTGGCTCTCCTACCTTTGCTCCTTTGAGCATTAATTTGCAAACTGGTGAGACGCTCGATGATGATGACGGTACTTTGGTATCTTCTTATCCCGACTTATCATTAGTATCTCGTAAGGTGAATGGTAGTTTAGTCACTGATTCATTCGAACCCCAGCTTGTCTTTCTATATTCATCTTTTCCGTTTACTGTAAATGGAGTAGTAGCCCCCTCCACTGGAGGCTCTTTACTCTCTACTGCAGCTAATGGACAGACGTTAGAACGGCAAGAAGGAGATCTTATGACTATTATTGGAACTGGATCGGGTGAAACTTGCTCGGTGAAAATCAACGGAACAACGTCACTTTTGGGCTCCGGACTTAGCTTGTTTTACACGCAGGTACCTGATGCAGGGACTGTAGCGATGTCTAACTTTTCTGGAGTTGTCCAGTCTGTAATTCCTGCCAGTTTACAGATGGATAATTTTGGACATAAGTACAATGCTAATACTTCGATGGCTCGAAAAACGTTGGGTTTTATTGGTGATCATACGCCTCGTATTGATAACCAATGGAG